GTGTGGAAAGTTTTTCTCTCACCTGAACCTATTCTTGCAGCCCTTGCCCAAAATAATACTTGTGTTGCTAATTCTTTATTCTCTTGATATGCTGTTTCGAAATCTTCAAGGATACGAAGTCTATCGTGATGTCTCATGTTACCAATTCTTTGGAATAAATCCAAACATTGATTTTTTGATGTTTCGTTTGTAATAGCTCCGTTTGTAGTCGTTGTGTAATTCATATTTTAAATCCTTAAAGTTTATCGTTTAGTTATTTTTTAAATATACATATAAAATGCAATACCAGTCAAGCTTTTTTTTTAACTATCTTTGTGGTCCATATTTTTTCCATAAATTATTTGCTATTGTCATCTCCTCTTTAGTCAATAATCTTTTTCTTTCATCAAAGTGTTTAATTCTATCATCAACCCATCTATAATCCAAGTCATCAATATCCATATCTGAACCATAATACATTTCAATAGCTGTCCCTAATTTTCTCATCTTACCAAATATCTCTCTCCACTTTTGGAAAGTTGGTTTATCATCCAATACATCTTTTAATCTTTTTTTACTTGGTTTCATCAACACCCCCTTTATTTATATCCCACATTAAAGTCGTTATATCTTCAGCCATACCTTCAATCATGTGTCTATCACTAGCATCTAAAAAACCATCTCTGATACGTTCTAATCTATCTAATAATTCTTGTTTAGTCATCTTAACCACACTCCTGATTAAATTTTTGTTTAGCTATAATATCATTCTCTAAATCGTGTCGTAGTAAATCTAAATCATTTGATTCAGTATCCACACCTTGATTTAACACGTTCCAAATTCTATCTAATATTTCTAATTTAGTCATTGTTCTCATCCCCTTTAAATAAATCTTCACTACATCTTTTATATACTTTGTTAAGAGCCTCCATTTGTTTCTTGGATACTCTATAATTTGTTTTCACATATTCTTTTACATTCTGTATAAACCCAAGTGCCTTATCATTCTTGGATTCAGCTAACTTTTCAACCATAACAATTTTCTCCAATATAGGTTTTAGTTTAGTCTCTTGTTCAAGTCTTGCAACCTCACTGTACAATGGATTGTTTTTACATTTTTCAATACTATTCTTAATAGCACTTTCCATTTTAGGTGTTATCTTCCTACCACCAGTTTTTAAAATTATACACATTTCTATTAAAAACTTATTATGTTTTTGTAATTTATCAAAATTTTCACTTAACCATTTAATCTCATCTTTATATAGTTCTGCATACAATTCTCTATTCTTCTTCATAGTCTCTGGTTTAGGTTTTCTATAAAATCTATTCATATGTTTTCCATAATGCGTTACATTTCAACATGTCTTCTTTACATAATTTAGTTAAATGATTTGTTCTTACATCATCAATTAAATTCATAACATAGGACTTATCATCTTTTGTATCCATATCTTTTAAATTGTATGCGTCATTTAACCTATATTTCAAATTCATTAACTTAGCTATTAATTCATTCTTAAACCCATGTAATGGTTTTCTTTTAGCTGGTTTTTTTTTAGTTGGTTTCATTTTTACTCCTTTTGGTTTCCAATTTTTTATCCACTTATCATCACCCTTTGTCATCATCGTTCTAAATCTATTAATTTACCAAAATATTTATCAAATGTTTGTATTAAGTGTTCGTAGTCATCCAACCTCATTTCATTCAATATTTCGTCTCTTCTTTCAACACTTATACCAATTTGTTTACATAAGCTCATAGCTGTTCCTAATAGACAAAATGCATTACCTTCAGGACCATTTAAGTCAATAACTCGTTTTCTAAATTTATCTTTCTTTAATATAGCCATTATTCAGGACTCCCTATACATTCAATTGAATCAACATCAATTTCTGTTATTTCATCACCATCAGATATACCAATAGCTGAGTATTCAAAACCCTCTTCATCTGTACCGTGAACCTCAACCTCTATACAATAAGGCCCGTGTGAATCAAATTCATCAACTACCTCATCAAATTCTACATTTTTTCCTAAAAATTCTACTATCATTTATTCTCCTTTAAAGTGTTTTTAATCTAATTACATTAGCTAATAGTTTTTCATAACCATCAGCCATAAATTTATTACCAATTTTTTTCCAATACTTAATCAAGACACAATAACAAGT